CTTTCGTTATATCATACGCAAAATTGGAGATATGGGTATAACATCAGTTTAAGTTCAAACTAAAACCAAAAAAAAATGAAAAAAAAAGAAAAATTATATAATGAAAATGGAAAAGATATTTTTGAATTTAATTATGGATTTACTTTCCCACAAGCAACTTGGAAAATGCTAGAAAGAATTGATACAAGAACTAAAAAAAATGGTAAACAAAGAATAGAATTAAATAAAAATAAAAAATAATGTTTGTATTTAAATGTAAAAGTTGTGATAAAACTAAAGAGCTTTCTAAATCTATTATTGAAATTTATAAGGGAGTTGTAAGGACAAAAAATGCTCAATGTGAATGTGGTGATGATATGCAAGAAATAGAAAAAAAAGGATTTCATGGTTTCCCACATTTAATTAGAACAGAGCCAACTTTAAAAAAGAAATAATGAAAATAGTAAAAAGAAAAATAACAGAATTGATTGCAGCTGAATACAATCCAAGAAAAATAAACAAAGTACAAGAGCAAGATTTAAAAGATAGTCTTACAAGATTTGGTTTGGTTGATCCAATTATAATAAATATAAATGAAGGAAGAAAAAACATTGTTATTGGTGGCCATCAAAGATTAAGGGTTTGGGCTGATTTAGGAAATACAGAAATTGATTGCAATGAGTTAGATTTAACTTTAGATAAAGAAAGAGAATTAAATATTAGATTAAATAAAAACGGAGGAAGTTTTGATGATGAATTAGTTAAACAATATTTTGATTATGAAGAATTAACTGATTGGGGTTTTACTCCAGATGAATTATTTGATCAAGAAGAAAAAATTGCTGATGGTTTTATAGATGATGATGAGATACCAGAAGCAAAAGAATCAAAAGTTGTACTTGGAGATATTTGGAAACTTGGTAATCATAGAATAATGTGTGGAGATAGTACAAGTTTAAACAATGTTGAGAAATTAATGAATGGTGAGAAAGCTAATATGGTATTTACAGATCCACCTTATAATGTTGGTTTTAACGGAAGAAGTGGAAAGTTTGATGTAATAAAAAATGATAATTTAAAAGAAAAAGACTTTAATAAATTTATAAATGAATTTGCGAATACATTACACATTTTAGATATAAATATAAAATATATTTGGTGTAATTGGAAATTTTATGATGTGTTAAAGTGTAAATTTAATTTTAATGCTTGTATAGTTTGGGCTAAAAATGTATTTGGTTTAGGTAGAGGATATAGGCATCAACATGAATTTTGTTTATTTGAAGGTAAACTTGATGATGGTATAAATAATGAAAGTGATTTGTGGAATATTGCTAAAGATAGTAAGTATGTTCATCCTACACAAAAACCAACTGCATTAGCAGAAAGAGCATTTGGCAATCACAAGAGTGCAATAAATGTTTTAGATTTATTTTTAGGAAGTGGCTCAACATTAATTGCAGCTGAAAAGTTAAATAGAAAATGTTATGGCATGGAGTTAGATGAAAAGTATTGTGATGTTATTATTGAAAGATGGGAACAGTTTACTGGATTAAAAGCAGAAAAATTAAATGAGTAAAGGAAGAAAAAAACTACCTACTGCATTAAAAGAAATGCAAGGCACATTGGAGAAAAGTAGAATTGTAGAAAATGAAATGCAAGTGGATTTAGTTAATAAGTTGCCAGAAGCTCCAGAACTATTATCAGAAATTGGAATTGCTGAATGGTATAAAGTTACATCTCAGCTTTATAATTTAAAAATGCTTCATAGTGTTGATTTAAATTTAATATTAGCTTACTGCAATGAAATGGCTTTATATATTGAAACAGAAATGATGTTAAGAGAAAAAGGAAGGATACAAGTATTTAAAAATTCTGATGGTACAATAAAACATGCTCAAGCAGTTCCATATCAAAAGATTGCCAAAGATGCTTTAAATACAGCATTAAAATTAGCTACACAATTTGGTTTAACACCAGTTGCAAGAGCAAACATATCAGCTCCAGTTACAAATAATAATAATACACAAATAAATAATTACTTTGACTAAATTTTATTTTGATAAAGATGCAGCTAATAAAGCTATTGGTTTTATAGAGCAATTTATTACTCATACAAAAGGTGAGCTATCTGGAAAAAAATTAAAACTTGAAGATTGGCAAAAGAAAATAGTAGGTGATATTTTTGGTTGGAAGAATAAAGAAACAGAATTAAGAAAATACAGAACAGTATTTATTTTACTTGGAAGAAAAAATGGTAAGTCAACTTTGTGTGCTGCTATTGGTTTGTATATGTTATTTGCTGATGAAGAAAGAGGGTCAGAAGTTTACTCTGCTGCTGGTGATAGACAACAAGCTGGTATTGTTTTTGAGATAGCAAAAGGCATGATTTTGCAAAGTCCAGAATTATCACAAAGAGGAAAAGTATTTAGAAATTCTATTGTAAATGAATCTAAGGGAAATTTTTATCAAGCAATAAGTTCTGATTCAAAAACTAAACATGGGTTTAATGCTAACTGCATTATTTTTGATGAATTACATACACAGCCAAACAGAGATTTGTGGGATACTTTAGTTACATCAACTGGATCAAGAAGGCAGCCATTAACTATTGCAATAACAACTGCTGGTTATGATAAGCAAAGTATATGTTATGAAATATATTCTTATGCAAAAAAAGTTGCTGATAAAGTAATTAAAGATGATTCTTTTTATTCTTTTCTTTGTGAAGCTGGAAAAGAAGATGATATAACTTTAGAATCTACATGGAAAAAAGCTAATCCAAATTATGGTATTAGTTTAAGAAAAGAATACATGGAAAGAGAATCTCAAAGAGCTGTTGATGTTCCATCTTATCAAAATACATTTCGTAGATTATTATTAAGTCAATGGACAGATTCTTATTCTGCTTGGCTAACAGCTAAAGAATGGGATGATTGTTATGTTGAATATGATTATAAAAGTTTAGAAGGCAAGCAATGTTGGGGAGGAATTGATTTAAGTACAACAAGAGATATTAGTGCTGTTGTATTATTGTTTTATGAAAATGAAAAGTTTATTATATTACCTTTCTTTTTTATACCTAAAGACAATTTAAAAAACAGAAGAGATAGAGATGGTGTTGATTATGAAATGTTTGTTAGAGATAATCATGTAATAGCAACAGAAGGAAATGTAATTGATTACAATGTTATTAAAGAAAAGATAAATGAGTTAGGAAATAAGTATAAAATTCAAAGCATTTCTTATGATCGTTGGAATGCATCAATGCTTGTAAGTTCTCTAATTGATGATTATGGAATTAATATGTCGCCTTTAGGAATGGGATTTGTTAGTCAATCTGCTCCCACAAAAGAGATGGAGAAATTAATATTAGAAAAAAAAATAGTTCATAATAATAATCCAGCAGCAAATTGGATGTTATCAAATGTTTCTCTTCAAGAAGATCCAGCTGGTAATATAAAGATTTCAAAAAGCAAGTCAAAATCCAAGATTGATTTTGTTGCAGCTTTAATATTAGCATTAGCTGATTACATGAGTTGTGAATCTGGTGATAGTGTTTATGATACAAGAGGCATATTAATGATTTAATGTTAATAAATAGTAGTGTATTTATTTTTTAATAGCTTATTATAATCGTATTATTGTGAAAATAAAAATTTCACTTTGAGCTTAATAGATAGAATTAAAAATGTTTTTGTTCCTAAAGATAATAAAGCTGAACAAAGGTCAATAACTTACTCTACTCCTTTTGGAACTGGTACAAATGTTTCACCAGATACAGCTTTAACATTTACAGCAGTTTGGTCAGCAATAAGATTACTTACAGAATCTGTTTCTTCTTTACCTATATCAGTATATAAAGTTGAGAATAATGGTGATAGAACTGAAGCTGTTAAAGAAAATTTATATACTCTTTTAAAATATAAGCCCAATACTTATCAAAATAAAATTACTTTTTTTGAAAAAATAATGATGGATTTATGTGTTAATGGTAATTCATATATTTATATTGAAAGAAATAGATTAGCTAGAGTTACTGCTTTGTATTGTATGAATTATGAAGATATGACAATCATACAAAAAGACAATAAATTGTTTTATGAAAATAGCGAAACTGGTGAGGTTTATAATTCTGAAGATGTATTGCATTTTACTGGTATGACAACTGATGGAATTGAAGGTTTAAGCCCTATTGATCAATGTAAAAAAGCAATATCTTGGGGAATGTCAATAGAAGAATATGGTAACACATTCTTTAAAAATGGTGCGAAATTAAGTGGAGTTTTATCAACTGATAGAAGTTTAAGTGAAACTGCAATAGATAGATTAAGACAATCATTTAATAATACTTACTCACAGCTTTCTGGTAGTAATCAAACAGCTATATTAGAAGAAGGATTAACATTTAAGCCAGTTGGAATTTCACCAGATCAAGCTCAATTTTTAGCATCAAGAACTTTTTCAATTGAAGAGGTTGCAAGAATTTGGAATATTCCCCCACACATGCTTGGTGATTTATCAAAATCAAGTTTTAATAATATTGAAATGCAAAGTCAAGAGTTTGTTACATTTACTCTTTTACCTTATTTAACAAGAATAGAAAATGAGATGAATCTAAAATTATTTAGAACATCTGATGTTGGAAGATTATTTGTTAAGTTTAATGTTAATGGTTTGTTAAGAGGTAATTTAAAAGATAGAAGTGATTATTACACAAAAATGATTAATACTGGAGTAATGAGTATTAATGAAGTTAGAGCTTTAGAAGATTTAAATAAGATTGAAGATGGTGATAAGCATTTTATGCAATTAAACATGACTACAATAGAAAAAATTGGAACAGATGCCAGCGAATAAATGTGCTAACGGAAAATGGAAATGGGGTGAATCTGGTGCTTGTAAATACGATTCTAAAAAACAAGCTGATGATGATAATAGTGGTTATAGAGATGAAAGAGATGTAAATTTAAACGTCACTGAAGGCATGAAAGAAGAGGCTGCA